TGCTCCGTGCTTAGTCAATCCAGCCAGCGTGCTTAGTTCGTTATCTGTCCATGCCATTTTATCACCTTTTAATGTGCAGCAAGGCGAGCGCAAGGAAGCGAGCACCCGCCAAGCTGCGTTAAGGGTTTAGATTACTACCAAGTAGGCTTCGATCTTGTCATCGCTTTCATCAGCAGATGTGGCGATGTTCAAGTCCATATACTTATAAGTTGATGCAAGGTAAGAAGGGATCAGTATTTCCACCATACGCACACCAGAAGCCCAAGTGCTATTATCGGGATAGTCTTTTGTAGTAGCAGAGCCAGCGGTGTTATTTAGTGTGATGTCCCCTTCTTTCAATTCTACACAACCAATGCCACGCACTGTGCAAGTTGCTGCAGTAGTTCCAAACAGCGGAGTAAAGCGCAATGTGGCAGCACTGGTCATTTCGTTTTCAACAGAGCTTGCGCAAATGACTATCTTTAAAGCACCTGATTTAGGGCAGTCAAGAGTAACAGTATTTGTGGCTGCAAGGTTGGTTGCATTAGGGAGAGCGAGATCTTCGCAGATGATTTGGTCGTAAGCGAAGCCGTATTTATTATAACGTGCCATGATATTCCCCCTTTATCCCAAAACCGCAGTGGATTCGGTGTTTACGATATTTTCTTCAAGGATTATCGGGCAACCCCGCCATGTAGCAAGGTATTGATTGTAATCCATTGTCTCATTAAATAGATTGAGCTTGTCAGACTTCAAAGAAGCAATGGCAGTGCGTCCAATCTTGTTCGCATAAATTACAACATTACCAGAGTTCTTTTCCACCATATCAATCATGTTGTTCATTTGCGTGGCAGTAGGTGCATGAGTAGCGTCAACGCACTTGATACAGGCCACCGAAGCAGCGCTTGGGATAATCAAGCTAAAGAAGGCATGAAGCCACCAAGCGAATACAGGAAGCTGCGCATTAGTAGTTGTATTGGTTACAACCAGAGCAGGATTAACAGGGGTTATATCATCAGTAGTGATTAGATTCCCACCTGTAGTTGGGTTAATTCGCAAGGAAGCACCATTAGACGCATCCCAGCGGACTGCGACAATAGAGCAAGTTGAAGATGCTGTGGCGGTTGCTTGATTGACAGCAGTGCTATTAGCGACAGCATATTGGTGCAACCCGACAAAGCCGGTAGTGCCACCAAGAGAGGTCGTGCCATATAGGATTTGTTTGGCTGCGGCCTGTCCCATGCTTTCAAGGAAGGCTCCCATATTGGCAGCAAGCCAGCCAGCTTTGCCACCTGGATGCTGTAGAATTTCCTGTGCATCCTCTTCAGCAAGAGCGGATAAATCCCAAAGGTCAATCGCAGCCCTATCTTTGCTGATTTCAGATGGCACAATGCCTGTTCCCAAAGCACGAAATGCGCTCGTAGGCAGGCTATTAAAGTATTTGTATTTG